ATACGAGCATTTCTTACTCTTCTTGCTTTCTTTCTTTGTCTAATACCATAGTTTACTTTGTTGTGTTGTTTAGCTGTATTAGCACTTAAAGCAACGATTCTATCTTCTAACCAGTCTATTTTATCCTCTAATCTTTTGTTGTGCTTACGCAACTCTTCATTAGTGTTTAATAGACCTTCAGCATTAGCGTGATGTCCTGCTATCGCTTGGCTGAGTTTATACGCAGAACTCCATAGTTGTTTAAACATTGCTATTAGTTCTGGTTTCTTTACACCAGTTAATGCTGGCATCTTTTTAGGCATAGTATCCATAGATATAGCCCTCCTTTTGTTTATTCTGGGTTATATTAGCCTCTTTTGGCTAAATCTTATATAAAGTTTTGCATAGTAGATAAACTCTTGTTATTAGTGTGTAGGAAGAGTGGGTTTGGAACTATGTTATGAAAGTAATAGAACAAGAGTCCTCAACAGGTGTTGATATGGTTCATGACTCCACTACCTACTATGCGGTCACGGGTAGAGCATTAGCTCATCGTTGTAGCGGAGGTTGGAATCGAACCAACAATACATCCTGGTTATGAGCCAGGTTACCCTACCAAAGGTAGTCTCCGCATCAGTTTAAATCTGTTTTATGTGTACTAAAATACATACGCATACGCTTTATACTTCAGTACTTGAAAAAAAGGGGAGCCATAAGACTCCCCCAAGTGATGTACTGGATCAGTTGAACTACACAGCAAGTGATAATTTGCTTGTAAACTTTGCTCCGTGAGGAGTATAAGTTGCAAATATCACAGGCTTGTCGTCAACTGTACCAGTTGCTACAGAACTTGATTTAAGGTCGTAGTCAACATTAGGCAAGAACTGAAATGGTGCTTTGGCTGAGTCCTTTTCAGCCTTCATTTCAAGTATGAAGTCCTTGGTTAGACTACTTGGTACTTTAACATCAGCTTTAGTGTCAAGGACACTGAAGCAGACTTTGATGTTATTAGTCCAAGTTGCTTTGTCAACCAAAGGCACTTCAGTTGCCTGGTTGTTTACGACCTTTAGTTCTTTTTGAATATTCCCTTTGTTGTCTACAACATAGGGATTAGTATTACGATAAAATAATAATGCAATTGTTTTCATTGTATTATGTCCTTATTTTTGAGTTAATAGTATGAATATTCACTAAGAATATTGCCAATGCAATAGAGGGGTTGAATTTCAACGGGAATGCAACGCCATGCCCGTAAATTCAAGGGGTACTACCTTAGTGTATTTCACATACTCCCATTCTACAGCAATTTTTTGAAAACGGGTCCCATATATATATTTTTTTGTAATTTTTTTTATATATTGCTTTTTAGCGTAAGACTCGCTTAACTTAGACTATAGTTATAGTGCTTAACTAAGACATCTTAATTAAGTGGTATATCCTAGTAAATGCTACTTAACTTTAATAAATATAACTCGGGAGCTCAAAACTATGGCTTATAAGTACAAGATACTTAAAACCACTGATGTAAGCGCAGCTTACAGCGGTCAGTTGCGTCCCGATATAAGACAAAGGAGAGAAACAGGTGGCAAAGTTCGGAAGAAAAAGTAGAGAGAGGTTAGCGACAGCTCACCCTGATCTACAAAAAGTCTTTAATGAAGTAATTAAACACGTTGATTGTAGCGTGCTTGAAGGGCACAGAGATGAAAGAACACAAGAACGGCTCTTCGAAGAAGGCAAGACTAAAGTACATTACCCTATGGGTAGGCATAATACAAAGCCTAGCCGTGCTGTTGATGTTGTGCCTTATCCCATTGACTGGAATGACCGAGAGCGTTTCACACTTTTTGCTGGGTTCGTGCTTGGGTTGGCTCGTGGGATGGGTATTAATCTTCGCTGGGGAGGAGACTGGGACGTAGACTTCCAGGTATCAGACAATAGGTTTGATGATTTCCCTCATTATGAACTAAAACCCTAGTATTATGTATGAAATAAGTATTAACCATAAAGGTGTAGGTAAGACATATTACACTATATATACTAAAGATGAAGCTGAAAACGAAGGAGTTCAATATAAATACTGGAAAGAAGCTAAAAGGGGAGAATACGCCCTTTCAGACGATAATTACGTGGCTAAGGTCATTCAGCATAGAGAGTATGAATCGAATAATGGTGTTAACTCTTATTATGTTAGGTTGCCTTTTGGTTATGCCTTTCATTCTCCTAAGTATCCCACTCAAAAGCTTGTTGCCGAGGGGAGACAATCCAATGCAACGCTTTCTGGGAAACCACAACTCGAAGTAAAAAAGAATTCTACTCAATGGCGTAATCTATCTATGGCATATTCTACTTGTTTTAATATGGACTTATCCATAGATTTAGTCTTTGAGAATGCTAGTAAGTCTAAAAGGCGTACAGTCAAGAGATATATGAGAACAAAGGAGTTTCAAAGTATGGTAAAAGATGAATTAAAGGGTGTATTAGAAGAAAAAGGTTATGGTGAGACAGATGTTATAGATCTATTATCTAAGGGCTTATCTATGGCTGAATCTAAGAACGATGTGACTAATTTCTTACGTGTTGTAGAGAATTTACAGGAAATGCTTGGTATGAAAGACAAGAACGTCATTAAAACAACACATACACTAGAAGCTACTACAAATAGGAAGCTATTAGACGAAATAGCTGAAGAAGAACAGTCTTTAGTAGCTAAAAAAGAAGTTATAGAAGTTAAACCTAATAAAGAATTAGATACTCGGGGGAATAAAGAGAACAGCTAGTATGGTTGAAGATTACGAAGAACAATATGCGCAGAAACAGGCACTAAAAAAGCTAAAAAACAATATAGCCTTATTTGGTAGAGTTTGTTTCCCGACTGCCCTGCGTAAAGCCACACCGTCCTTCCATCATGAAATATACTCAGCACTCAAAGATGATAGGAAAAGGAGGGTCTTAATCGCTGCGCCACGGGGAACAGCTAAAAGCACCGTTACTTCTCTCCTTTTACCTGTACACAAGATAGCATTCAAAAGAGATGATCAGGATGAGTTTATTGTTATTATATCAGAATCACAGGCTCAGTCTATTAACTTCTTATCTAGAATCAAGTATCACTTAACTCATTCAGAGAAATTTAAACAATTATTTGGAGACCAGGGGCCTACAACGGCTAAAAGATGGACTGCTACAGATGTAGTCACTGCTAATGGCGTTAGAATAGTAGCTGTAGGTACTGGGCAAAGAGTTAGGGGGTTTATTGAGGGCGATACACGTCCTACTCTTATTATAGTAGATGATTTCGAATCAGAATTAAATGCTTTTACACCAGAAGCTAGAGCAAAAAATAGAAAGTGGATGACAGAAGCTGTTATACCATCGTTATCAGATGAAGGTAGAATAGTTATGATTGGTACAGTTATATCAGAGGACTGCTTCTTATATTGGGCTAAGGATTCTACAGCCTGGTTTGTTTTATGGTACTCTATAATAACTGACGAAGGTGATCCTATATGGCCTGAAAGGTTCCCTCATGAACGTATTACTGCAATCAAGGAAGAATACGCATCTGTTGGAAACATAAATGGTTTCTATCAGGAATATATGAATATAGCACAATCTCCTGAAGAAGCACCTTTTCAACCAGATTGGATTAAATTGCATCATTATGACTTCGAAAGAAGAGATGGTAGATCTGTTTTAGTTAGAAAGATAGGTGATAAAGAAGAGATTAAACCCGTAAATATATATGGCGGAGTTGATCCAGCGTCTAGTTTAGCAGCAACTGCTGATTTCTTTGTTATAGTTACTCTTGCAATTGATCATGATAACAACAAATACATTGTAGACATATTTAGAAAGCACATATCTCCAGCTGACCAACCTAGAACTATAATTGACAAGTTCAAGAAGTTTAGGCATCAGAAAATGAAGATAGAAACAGTAGCTTATCAAGAAGCCTTACGTGCTGCAACTAAGGCTTTAATGTTAGAAGAGAACATTTTTATACCAGGTTTAGAGAAAGGTGTTAAGCCTAGAAATAGAAAGTCAGAAAGATTGTTATCTTTAGTACCTATGTTTGCTAAAGGAGAGTTTTTCTTTAGACCACAAGACACTGAGGCTCAAGCAGAGTTTTTATCATTTCCTAAAGGAAAGAATGACGATGTTATGGATGCGTGTTGGACAGCATTAGAAGGTGCAAGACCATGTAGAGATAAAGAATTCGAAGAAATTAACGAAGATAGATCAATTAAAAATAAATTCCTTGATTGGATGACGCTTTAATAGCTATATTATTATGGTCTATTTTACATACAAAAGGTAACCAATGGCACAAGAAGATAAACAGACAGTAAATATACTTAATGGAGAAGGTCGTAATATAGAAGGTCTTGGCCATACTATGGGTGATTCTGGGGATATTGTAGAAGAAACTAAACGTATTTTTGATTTATATAAGAAAAAAAGATACGATTGGGAAGAAAATGCAAGAAAAGACCAAGAATATAGATTAGGTAGACAATGGACTGATGAACAGATTCGTAAAATGGAATCTAGAGGCCAAGCACCTGTTGTAGTAAATAGGATACATCCTGCTGTAGAAACAGCAAAAGCACTTCTAACTGCCAATAGACCAGCATTCAAGGTGTCTCCACGTGAGGATTCAGACGTTAGAGTAGCAGCCGTTTTAAACCAATTACTTACATATATGTATGATATATCAGATGGTAAGACTTCTATAAGACAAGCCATTGATGATTATTACGTTTGTGGAATGGGATATATACAAATATACCAGAATCCATCCGCAGATGATGGTAAGGGTGAGGTTATGATGAAAGAATTAGATCCAATGGACGTATATGTTGATCCTAATTCTAGAAGCAGATACTTTGATGATGCCGAGAACATTATAGTATCTAAGCTATTTACAAAGGATCAGGCTAAAAAGCTTTATCCAGATTATGTTAAGTCTATACAAGCTGCTACTGGAGATATTGAAACAGATGAAATTATGACTGGCGGCAAGGACGATATAGGTATTTCTTTCCCAGGTCAGATAGATTCTTTAGAAGAAGATGACTATATAAGAGGTTACGAGAGATATACAAAGATATATGAGGTAATGTATAGAATATTCCAAAGATATGATAAGAAGGAATATAAACTATCTGAATCAGAGTGGCAACAATACTTAGAGCAAGAGGTTGGATTAATAGGGGATAAAGTATTAGAAAAACCTCAAGATATTAAAAGAGCTCAAGATGCATTTGCTAAGCAAAGAGAACAACAAGTACAACAAGCTACACAAGCAATTGAGTCAGACATAGAAAAAATGAGAGAAGAATTACTTGTTCAACATCAAGAAAAGAAAGTTCAATTAGAAGAAGCTGTAATGGCTGGCTCTATGTTAGAAGAAAGAATGGCTTTAGAATTAGAAAGAAGTCTAGAGGCTATTGAAACGCAAATAGAAACAGCATATCAAGAAGCTATGACTAAAATAGGTGAAGTTGATAAAATACCTAATGTTCAAATATTAAATAAAGCTGAAATGATTAAAGCTGGAATGATAGAAGCAGTACCAGTAAGATTGGAAAAAGTAAAAATGTGCGTTGTTTTAGGAGATAAGTATTTATACAGTAGAATATTACCAACAAGTGAATATCCTGTAGTTCCTTTAATTAACCTACATACCAGAACTCCATATCCATTAAGTGATGTTAGAATGGTTAGAGGATTGCAAGACTATATAAACAAAACAAGATCATTAATAATAGCTCATGCTACTACTTCTACTAATATGAAAGTCTTAGTACCAGCTGGATCTGTTGATATGAAAGAATTTGAAGAGAAATGGGCGCAACCAGGTGTAGGTATAGAGGTTGATTTTGATATGGGGCAACCAGTTGTAGCTCAACCAACACCTCTTCCTAATGAATTATATACTAATGAACAGACTGCAAAATCAGATATTGACCATCAATTAGGTCTATATGAAATGATGATGGGTAATTCGCAGGCTGCTCCACAAACTTATAAAGCTACAATTAGTTTAGATGAATTTGGACAAAGAAAAATTAAATCAAAATTATCAGATGTAGAAGCATGTTTAACCAGAGTTGGTAAAATTGCTATACAAATGATGCAAGAACTATATCAATACGAAAAGGTCTTTCGTGTTATTAATCCAAATAACTCTCTATCTGAATATGTTATCAATAAAAAATTGGTAGATATGAAGAATGGAGAAATAGACGCTGTTACTAATGATATTACGATTGGTAAGTATGATTGTGTATTTGTTTCAGGTTCTACGTTACCTTCTAATAGGTATGCAGAGCTTGAATTTTACATGGAAGCTTACAAATCAGGTATTGTTGATAAACAAGAAGTTCTTAAGAAGACTGAAATATTCGATATGGAAGGCGTAATGGAACGTACAGACATTATTGGAAAGCTTGAACAACAACTTAATGCTGTGACTGAAGAGCTTAAAAAACATAAAGGCGATATGCAGACACTAACCAGAGAGAATGTTCACCTCAAGCAGAAAATAGAGGTAGAGAAATTTAAAACAGGACTTGATAAAGTTAAAAACAAAGCTGATGCTTCAAATACTATATTCGAGAAACGTTTAGATGATACTCTATCAATGGCTGAACAAGAATTACGAGATGCAAAACAAGAACGCGCTAAACTCGACTCCGCATCTAAGTCGACTAGCAAAAAGTAAAGGAAATAGCACATGGAAGCTAATTTAGAACAAAACAATGACACCCCTCAGGAACAGGGCCAGGAAGATGTTTCTCCTATAGAGCAACAATTTGCTGATACCCCTGAACAGCCAGTGGACTCATTTGCTGACTTAATCGGGACTTTAGAACCAAAAGGAGAAGTTGTACAAGAAGAAGCGAATATGATTGAAGGGGCCTTGCCTCAACAACCAGTTGCTCCTGAACCCCAACTTGAACCTATTGAAACACCTCCTGATAACGATCAGGTTCGATATCAATACTGGCAGTCTGAAGCTGCAAAAAAGGAAAATCAAATCAAAGAAATGCAGGAAACGATTTCTAATTTGAGCAAACAGCAAGCACAACCTCAACCTACTGAAACTAAAGCTCCTGGAAGAGAGGAATTTCCTCCTCCTCCAGTGAAACCTGAAAGACCAATAGGTTATAATAGAGAGGAAGCTTATTCTGATCCTAACAGTCCTAGCGCACAGTTTGATACGCAGACAGAGCAATGGAGAGAGGATATGGTTACGTATGGAAACTTACAAAACCAATATCAAATTGCTAATATGCAAGAAGTCTATAATAAGAAAATAGATGGCCTTCAGAAAATGGAATTACAAAGACAAGCTCATGCTAGAGAACAACAGGAAACTCATAAGGTTAGAGAGTATGTTCAAACTAATTATGATCTTGGAGAGCACTTAGACGGTTTTATATCGGAAATGAGTGATCCTAAATCTATTAATATGAATGATTTAGTTGGATATTATAAGTATAAAAAAGGAATTGCAGGCGCAACTCCTAATGCTAATGCCCAACCAAGTCCTCAGTTTAATCAAATTAAGCGATCTCAATCAGTTCCTAAGCCTATGGGCGTACAAAGTGGCCAAGGTGTTCAAAATACAACTCCAACTGATACCTTCATGGATTCTCTTATTAAAGGCGAAGATAAAAATAATATATTTTAACTTTAATTAAGGAGGACATATAAAATGTCATACGGAATAGGTGTAAAAACCACAACTCCTTCAGCCGCATTTACTGGTCAAAGTGTAAACGATATTAGAAGAACGTTTGGAATCAGCGACAAGGTCGCTCAATTAGCTCCTGCTGAATCAATTTTCTTCTCTTATTTATCTCGTTTAGGCAAAAAATCAACAGATGAGACTGTGTGGAAGCCATTTGAATATAGAAATCAATGGCAAAGGAGAAACTTCAAAGCAACACAAGTGTATCTTTCAGGAGGAACTGCAGAAGCTAATGCAGTATGGGCAGACGCAGATAACTCTAATGATGGTACACACGTAGCATTTGAATGTGATTACAACTACCAAGGTAAAAAGTTACAATCATACACTCATCTTGGAACAAGCGCAACTGGTGGATATTCACCAATATTCTTAGTAGCAGGTCAAATATTAAGAATAGGTGGTGTTGTTTACAAACTAACTGCTGCTCCAACTTATTATGATGAAGATGATGGTGCTACTAATTGGGATGTAGTAACTGCTCCAGGTAAGAATAGAGGCGGTGTTGCTACTATTCCTTTAGCTAACTTAGTAGTAGTAAGTACAGGCTCTGCAATTGCTGCACATACTACAGGTGCTGAGACTACAGATGATGGTCAAGTGATTGGATCTCAATGGGCTGAGGGTTCTGGTGCTCCAGAAGGTTGGAGAGATGAGATGTCAGATACTGAGTTCTTTACTCAGATATTTAAAACATCTGTACCTCTAATGACTGGATCATCTATGGCTACTAGATACAGAGGGTTTGCAAATGAATGGAAACGTATTTATGCAGAACATATTAAATCTCATAAAATGGATCTTGAGCATGCTTTCTTATTTGGTTATGGCCAATACGGAGCTTTAGGTAGTGCTGGTACTGAAGGTAGAACATCATGGGGTATGATTCCATTCTTGGAAAACATGGGTGGAAAAAAATACGAATTAGCGTATAATGGAACTGCAGCTGACTCAGCTGGATATGACGTTAGTGCTGGTTTTACTTATGATGGTATTACTGATGTTATGGACGAATTCATGAATTATGAAGGCGGAAATAGCGGGCAGAAACTATGTTTAACATCTAGAAAAGTAATCAACCATTTAAATAAAATGAATGGTGGATTTGTAGATAATTCTCTAGGATCTAATTCTAAAGAGTTATTTAATGCTTCTCTTAATGTTAAGAAATCTAGTTTCATGCCTATCGATATCAGCTCTGTAACAACTTCTTGGGGTGGATTGAACTTTGTTGCTCATCCATTCTTTAGGGGCGATATGGCTGATAAGGCTGTTTGTATTGATCTATCTAATGTTGCATTAAGACCATTATCTGGTAATGGTATTAGCAGAGACACTTTTGTCGAAACTAATATACAAGATAATGATATTGATGGAAGAAAGGATCAGATTATTACTGAGGCTGGATTGGAGATACTATTACCTGAAACTCACGCAGTAATTGATTTTGTTGCTGGTGGATAATTTAGGTTAATTAACCATATAATGTGGGGGCGGTGGTTGCTGCCCCCCATATTATAACTAAGGAAAATATGGCTAGAACAATAAAACAAAGAATATTAGAGAAGGTTAATGAGATCCCAACCGAGGGAGCTTTGTCTACTGACGATACTATATTGCAAGCATGGAATGATAATTTATGGAAGGTAGCAAAAACATTACCTCCATCAGAAATGCTAACTCATGCTAAATATATTGTAGATGCAAACGCAAATGCTACTACAGGCGATAGAAATATGACAAACAAACTTGTTTTATTAGTAGAAAGAAAAGATTCTGGTGCAAATTATAGGGCATCTTCTGAGATACAGCTACATCAATCAGTTAGTGCCTTAGATAGTGATAGTATGTTTTATGCTACAGAACATAGTCCAGTTTTTTGGTATGAAAGCAGAGATATGCTTACAACCTTAACTCAAACTGCAACAATTAATAACCCAGCTGATTCTGACCAAGATATACAGTTAATATCTGGGAACGATCAAACATTTAATGTTATTGCTTCAATTGCTGGTTCTACAACAACTACTATGACTTTAGATACGCATTACACACTTAATGGCGATATTATAACTATTTTAGCTGATCAATGCGCAGCAGATGAAACAATTACAATTACATACACTGTTATTGAAAATATAAAAGGTAACGTATTATGCGTAGCGCCTGAAAATAGTGGAGGTGAAAAGACAAGAATATGGTATTTTGAAAAACAGATATGGGATACTACTACTACTGATCTAGATTACGATAACGCTCTTGATGCTACAATATTAGGTTTTCCAGACCATGCAATAGAAGTTGTTGTTTTATTAACTGCTGTTACTCTACTCAAAGAATTAATGGCTTTACAAGCATTAGAAGACGAAGATGCTGAAATAGTACAGATGATTACCGCTTTAATACAATCTTACGAAGCTTCTATAAATAAAGAAATGGAAGTATTAAGACCAGATTTACAAGGAGCATCAAATGAAAATTAAAGAAATGATGGAAATGATTAAGCTTCATCATCCTCACGTAAGAGAGACTGAAGTTAAAAAATTAATAAAAAGAGCAAGTGATCAACTGTGTTCTGAGACAAATATGTTAGAAGCTACATTTTATCAAAATACGACTGCTAAAACAAGGTATTACCCATTAGATGATGATATATTAGAAATTAAAAGTGTTAAAGTTTCTGGAGAAGAAATACCTAGAATGGTAGGTGGTTTAAATCTTGAAGATGATGATACTACAGGAGGAGATGTGGATGGCAACTAGATATAGAAGATATTGGTATGTTCATAATGGAATGTTAGCATTAGTCGAGGAAAAATCTGGTGGCAAGACAGTTAATTACACAGTTGAAGATTTTGATACAATAAGTGAATCAGGGTTAGAAATTAGAGTACATTCTACCTGTTTAGATAAGTCTTCTAACTATGATGCAATAACTGACGTTCCAGGAATACCAATACAATTTCATGAAGCTTTAGTTTTAAAAGTAATATCAATGTTATATGAAGATCCAAGGGCTTTAAAGATAGAGATGGCTCAATATTTTGAACAAAAATATCAATTAAAATTGCGTGAAGCTAAAAAATATGCTAGACGTCAAAGACAAGGAGGAGGGGTTGTAAAACCCTATGATATGTAATGGCATGGATAAAAGTAGACAAAAAAACATCTTCATGGACTCAGTCAACTACAAACCAAGAGTATTTAACAAGGTCTGATAACCTTGGTGAAAATGGCGTTCTTATTGGGGGCAATGACGGGCTTTATCTCAATCTGTCTGATGATTATTTTGATAGGTTGGATGGATATATAATAGAAACTAATTGGGGTCACACTTCGTCTGGAGGAACAAGCTGGGATACAGTCACTGTTGTAGATACTAACTTTGAGAGGGCTTAATCATGGGAGATTTAACGTGGCCTAATAAACTAAGTGACGCATATCCTAAGTTAATCTTCACAAAACAAACTTCAGGAACTTTTTCAATATATAAATCAGATGAAGTTTCAAGCAATGAAGATGTACAAATAACTAATGCTAATTTAAATATAGTAGGAAATGTTACTGGTAATTTACAAGGGAATAGTTCTGGTTCGCATACAGGAGATGTAGTTGGAAATGTAACTGGAAATGTTTCTGGGAACGCAGGTACAGTAACTAATGGTGTATATACCACAGGTAATCAAACCATAGATGGTGAAAAAACATTTACACAAACAATAGTTTCTAATTTAACTGGAAACGTAAGTGGAAATTTAACAGGTGATGTCTTTGGCTGTATAGAAGATAGAAATTGGACTGGTGTTACTATTCCAGATAATAAAATCTCTTCTGCAAGCACATGGAACGCAAAACAAGAGTCTCATTCATCTTTAACTAATTTAGTTACATTAAGTACAGATGGTACTAGGGGTAATGCAGACAATATAATATATTCTACAAGTTCGGATGGTTATGCAGTATCCTTATTAACTCCTTTTGGTAAAACCTGGGCAGGATTATTAAATGCTGGAGCGGGCAGAACTGAATTAGGAGTTGATGCCGCAGGTACCGACAATTCTACTAATGTTACAATAACTAGCAATGCTTTTGACTATATAACATTAAGTGACCAAGAATTAACTTTAAGGCAGGTAGATTTAGCAGTAGATGTTCAAGGTAGCTTACCAGATTCAAATATTTCTTCTGCTTCTACATGGGATGCTAAATTAGACAAAGCTGGATCTCCTTCAGATGGAGAATATGCAAGATACGACTCTAGTGGTTTATTAGAAGGCATAAACACAGCTACATTATTATCAGATTTAGGCATATCCTCAAATGCTATAATAGACTGGACTGCAACTAGTCAAGGAACAATACATCAAAGTAATTTACCAGCAATAACATTAAATACAGTTCAAACTGCAGCAAATGAAGCTGCTCAATTAGCATTAATAGTACAAGAAGGTGATGTAATTGTTAGATCTGATGAAAACAAATCTTACATGAGAAATGATGGTTCATCTGGAACGATGGCAGATTTTACATTATTAGCGACTCCTACAGATGCAGTATTAAGCGTAGATGGAAATACTGGCGCTGTAACACTTAATCATGATACATTATCAGGATTTGTTGCGAATGAACATATTGACTGGTCTGCAGATGGCGCTGGAACTATACATGCTTCAAATTATACAAATACAACATATACTGCTAGTGACTTTCTAGATGTTAGTAATGACGCAAACGCTCACTTGGAATTAAAATGTGGATCTAATGGAGAAATAAGATTTGGAGATGATACTACTGCAGATTCTGTTTATATTGATGTTAGCAATGAAGAGATTAGATTAAAGAGTAGTACTGGTTATAGTAAAATAGTGCAAGATTCTGGAGACACATGGCTTGTAAATGAAAAGGATACAGGAAGTGGAGCTCTTAAACTTCTTTCAGATGGAAATATATACTATAATTCTAAAACAGCTATCCATGAATTTTATCAAGGGGGAGCAAGCGCTGAAGCTAAAATGGCTGAAATATCAGGTGCAACAGACTCTACTTTTATATTATGGAACATTGGAACAGATTCAGCGGGATTAACTATGAGTACTGGAGCATTTAGCAATGATGCGACTATAGATTCTGCAGGAGATTTAATTTTAGATGCAACAAATTCAGTATGCATAGGATCTGTTAGCTCTAATAATACAGTAGCTACTCAAAGCTGGGTTAATCAAGCTGTGGAAACTGCAACAGATGACATTCCAGTAGATAGAGCAGCAGAAATTAATAAGGCAAAAATGTTTGCTAGGATTTTTTAACAAAGGAGATTTAAATGGCAAATCCAAATATATTAAATACAACTTCAATAAAAGCAGGTAATGTTGGGCTTGCCTTAACAAATTCGCCTACAACAACTCTTATGACGGTTGATGCTAATAAAGTTGTAAAAATAAATAGCATACTAGCCTGTAATAAAGATGGTGCCAATAATGCTGTGATATATTTATATGTAGCTGGTCTTGGAACCTCTAATTCAGATGGAGTTACATTAGGTGTTCCAGCAACTGCAACATGCAATATAGCAGTAGGAATAACTGTTCCTGCAACAACTACATTGGTAATTTTGGATACCCCTATATATTTATTAGAGGGAGATATATTAACAGGTGGCTCTGACACTAATTCAGATATTGATGTATTCGTGTCTTTCGAGATACTAGATGATGCATAAGGAGAAATGCAATGGGTAAATGGGAAGGTGGACTAATAAGTAAGGATGCAGCATACAGAACACAAACTAGTGGTGGTGTTTCTGGAGTATATTCTTTGCAAAATCAATTAAGGCATCATGATGCTGAAAATTGGCCTAAACCTCAAGTTATGTTTTCAGGCGTTGGTGGAAACACAGGCTTTAGGATTCCTGTTGCTATACATAACACTGATGGTGGTTCTAGCCCAAATGATAGTACAGTTGATTTTAGCGTTTGGTACGATGATGGAACTGCTGGTGATTTTTATGTAGCATCAAGTCCTAGTGATGGGGATACTGGAAGATTATATCTATGTGTAAAAGTAACTGCTAATACAGCATATTATAATGATTTGTGTTTAGGAGCAGTGCAATTTTCATCTGACGATTGGAATCAAGTAGACGGAACTTCTTCTTGGTCTTTTTCTAATTCCAATGATTGTTCTGCGTGGCAAAGGGCTACAGTTATAAATACAGGTTCTGCAAGTGCAGGATATGAAAATTGGCAAGATGTTATCAATGCCCCTAGTCAAAGCTGGGTGGGATGCACAACTGGAAACACTCAAGGTATATGGAATAGGGCATCAAGCACTGGAAGTTCATTGACAGGAGCGGCAGATGGTATAGATCCCCAGTATTCTGCAGCAGAACAAGGAACTACAACTCTTTTAGATGGTAGCACAGATGCAATTGAACAACAAACTGGATCAACATATTTATTTACAGAAACATCAGGGCAAAATATGGCAAATAAATTCTTCTGGTTAAGAAGTCCTGAAATTACACTAGACTCCGAGGCAGATAAAAGACTTGGAATAGTATACCATGCTTATACTCATCCATCAGCTGGAATGACAGATACTGTTGGAGAACCATTACTTAGGGCATGGTGGTATACTGGAGGTGAAGATTAATGATTAGTATGGCTCAAATTGTAATAGAGGGTAATACTATAAATTTTGGAGGTATTGAAAATATTCAAAAAGGAGTAACAGTTTTTATATCTGCTGGAAATGTATCAGTATATATAGTTTCAAAAACAAGTACTGCTATTGAGAATTGGTTAAGTTTAATAGTTGCAACATTTAATGTCCAAGAAAATAAAGATGTTACGGCTATATTAAATAATAAAATAATAACATTAGATGGCGCTAGTGCCATAGAAATGGATTTAGGGTTTGATGATGCGTAGTGAAAAAGACACAAAATACAGAGAAGCTTTAGTTGCTCATTTAGAATATATAAAAGAAAAAGTTGACGCGAATCATGATCATCTTGAAAAAATTAATGGAAGATTAAGAGAGACAGAAAAGTCAATAGCTTGGATGAAAGGTATAGGTAGTACTGTCGTTCTAATTATGTCAATAGTAATAGGTTTTTTTAAAATAAACAAATAAGGAGTAATAATGGGATCAATGCTTAGCTTAATATTAAAAAAGTTAGTAAGTGAAAAAATACTAACAATTATATTAATTAAACTTGGTGACTACTTAGTTACTAAAAGTTCTAACAAGTTAGACGATGCTGTATGGTCAGAGGTGAAAAAAGCTTTAGAAAAGTAATGAAAAAGCTCAAGTATATCGAAGTTCTTTCGTATGAGCATTTAGTTACAGACCCCAAGGCAAGAGGAAGATTAAGTAAAATAAAATTAAAGCATACAGAGAGAACATTTAGGAAAAAACCAAAGTTATGTCTTGAATGTGGCTGTAAATCTATGGTATCTATCCTGGTTCTTGGGGGACATAAACGCCCTATGTTATGGATGTGTGACGAATGTGAAGAACTGTTTTTAAGATATACGCCTAGCTACACAAGTACATTGCTTAAAAAAGCAAGTAAATATTGGGTAGTATCTAGGCAGTGGGGCGGGGAAGATAAACCAATAGCATAGGAGACTTATGAAAAGATATGTAGTTACACCAGACAAGCATTTTCCTCTGGCAGATAAAAAGGCTATTTCAGTGTTATGCAAAACGATTGAAATGGTAAAGCCAGATGGATATATTGATCTAGGAGATACAGGAGAATGGGCAGGAGCCTCACATTGGCAATGGAAGAAGAAAGCTAAACCATCATTAGAATGGTATTTACCAGCAATAATAACAGATATTGATGATGTTAATAAAGGGATGGATATAATTGATGAATCACTTGATAAAGCAAATGTCAAAGAAAAGCACTTTATTTGTGGTAATCATGATAAATGGATGGACTACTTTGTGGAAGAGTATCCTTATTTGCCCCAATATAGCATCAAAACGGCCATAAAAATAAAAGAGAGAGGTTATACCTTCCATGAAGCAGGAAAGCTCTTAAAGTTGGGAGATATTAATTTTTACCATGGACATAACTATGGAGGAATGCATCATGCTGCGAATCATTTACGTAGATATGGGGAAAATATTATGTACGGACACCATCATGATATTCAGGTGTATACCGACACCTCTGCTAATGGCCCTATTACAGCGTATAGTATCGGTTGTTTAAAGAGTTTAAAGCCAGAGGATAATGATTTTTGTAGGAATAGACCTATTAATTGGAAGCAAGCATTCGCAATAGTAGATATTGCAAAAAATGGTCAATCTTTTGTAGATTTAGTACAGATAAATAATGGAAAAGCAGTAGTTTATGGAGAAATTATTGAATGAACTGGTTAGAAATATTAGAACAATATGGCGTTCCCCTAGTTGTAGCTGTAGCATTTTGGATGTTTATACAGAAGCAAAACAAGTTTATTCAAGATGAATTACAGAAAGAATTAAGAGAATCTTTTGGTAGGATTGAAGGTATATTAGTTAAGCTAATAGATCAACAAAAAAAGATGCAATTAGAACAAAAGGGAATAGAAAACAGTTTTAGAACATTGGTTACAATAATAGCCGAACTTAGTGGAAATGGTTTAAAGGATAAGTTTATGAGAATGCAAGAAAAAAATGATAACAAGAAATATTAATTATGCCTAAACAAAATAAAGAACTTACTACATTTATAACAGGAACTATAACAACGCCTTCAGCGGAAGATACAAAACCTGAAGCAGCGATATATAGTAAAAATCTAGAACCTTTGGATGAACAAGGTAAATTGAAGGGTATAAAACAAGACCTTAAAGTTAAACCTATAAATGAAGGTTTTTCTATTGTCGCTTATCAAATACCATCTCAAGGTGTATTTAAATCTGGAGATTCAAATGTTGTATACACAGAGGAAGATGGAACTACGACTACATTAGACCCTGAAAGTGATGCAACTGCAACGTACTATGATGAAACTCAAAATACTGTTCAGGTAGTAGCAAATAAAGATGTTGATCATGCTACAAACTCAAGCAATTACACTGAAGTATATTCTTTAAAAAATGGTGATAAAGTAGAGGTTTATAATAATAATTCTTTAATTGGTGAAGCAACTTATGATAAAGATGCTGTAACTGGAGCAATAGGAAGCTCTTCTGGTACAACCACAAATAAAACATTTGATATAGTCATGGAAAGCTCAGATGTGGTGACCAATTTACCTATTGATCAGTTTAATACGTTTACTACTGGGCAAGCAATAGTAGTTAAAAATAGTGCTGATGCGACTATTGCAGGTAGTAATTATACTTTTGATGCTACTACCTTGGCATTCACTTTATTAACATCTGGTCTTGGTCCTGATACATACACCGTTGAATATACTCAAGATTATGTGGAAGAAGATGCTCCTTATGCAGATAGTGTATATAATTGGGATGGAACTACACCTAAAAATAAAACTCATTTAAAGGTTAGTATATTAAATAGTGCAGATTCAAATCATGGATTTTCTTCTATAGCTGGGGATACAAATACCCACTTATTAACAGTAGCATCTACACCAGAAGATACTATACAAGATGGTTTAAAAGGAAGAATTATTAGAAGAATTGGTGACGGAGCTTGGGGAATAATTAAAAGCAATAAAGTTGTTACAACAAGTATTATAAATGACCAAGGATCTGCTGATGAAGCGGCAGACCCAAGCCAAACAGATATTGGATGGTACTGGGAAATAGAGCATACTCCATTACAACCTGGAGCATTTGACAGTTCTGCTTTAAATACTCCTGGTTCTGATAAATGGGAAGATAATGATACTTTTACGATAACAGGCGGGAACAATCAGACTTGGGAAGCGTTAAAGAAATCTTTAGAATCTCATAGTAGTGTTGATACAGTTAACTTATTAACGAGTGAAGAAGACGATCCATCAGATTTTAGTGATGAACAAACTGATAGCTCCTTAGATGACTCAGAGGCAATAAAAAGTGTTGGAACTTTAGTTTCTGAGCTTACCTTTGAAACATCTTCAACTGCCACAGAGGATAATGATGGTGACACTTCAAGTAATTGGACTGCAGTAGACGTCACAATGACAAATCAAAGCACTGATCAAGCTTACTCAGGATCAAAATCATTAAAGCTTGCTCAAAATGCAAATCCAGGATATATATATAGAACTATATCTACAACAGCAAATATATGGTATAAAGCTAGTTTTTGGGTCTATAAATCAAATATAACAAATGACGTTAAATACGGAGTAGGCACAACAACTAGTCAAGGAGTAGATATAATAGCAGAATCTGTAGCTTTGACAGCAGCTGCTACTTGGCAACAGGTTATTGTTAGGTTTAAAGGAACTGGTTCAAATGTATATATTTGGATTGAACCAGGAGAAAATCAAGCTGGAGACGTTGCATATATTGATGATTATACATTAGATAAAGATGATGTTACCTATTTAACTGTTCCATTAGATATACCAGGTAGTTACGAATTACTTAATATATCTAGAGTCTATATAGATCCTACGACTGGAGATGATGTTGAGATTATACCAAATAACACAACTGGATATTATTATGATTCTGCAAATAAGTGCGTAAAAATATTTAATTCTCTAATATCAGATTTTAACTTAACTCCTTCTGAACTTAAAGTTGATTATGAACAAGATTCTGTAGCCAAAGATAATTTACAATACAACAATATGCAATTAACATTTAATTCAGATGTAAATGAAATAGATGTAGAGATTAAAAGAATAAATGGTGAAACAACTGTAAGTTCAAAAGATGCAAGCACTCATATGAGAATAGATGATGCTACTGAATATTTTCAATTAGATGCAAATCAAATGATAATGTTTAATGAAAAAGATGTGCAAAATATAATATTCTACTCAGTGACAGAAGAAGATACTGATGTAGATACTGCCACATATGATAATGCTACTAATTCATGGAGTGGTACTGTTAAAACATTTAGAATGAAAATATTAACTGATATATATGAAGACCCTGCTGTTGAAGCATTTTGGACAGATGACGATGGAAATATAGTATATAATGATATACCAACAGAACCATCTGGAGTGACATTACAAAAAAGTAATGCAGCTATATACGTTGGCACTGGAAACGATGATAAAGCTTTATCTAAATGGTATGGAAGAATTTTTCATACTCAATTTGGAAGAACTATAGAGGGATATGTTTTAGATGACTCTGAATGCTATCCAATAGATGATAAAAGTGCAGTATATAATTTAGATTATACTCAACAAACTTATACCAATGGATTAGGCTTTGATAATAAATATATGTTTGGAATAACAGAATCTACAAGAAAAGTTCATGCAGTTATTACTGGAGGATGTAAGGATAATGCTACAACTAGATATGGAACTGATGCTGCTGTTGGGTATGGAATTCAATCAGAATTAAATCCTGGAGGTTCTGGATTAGGCTATAAACCTGGTGCTATAGCTCCTTCTGTATATATAACAGAATCTATGGTAACTAGAACAGAAGATAGTTCAAATAGTGGATCTGATTGGATATTTAATGATGGTTCTTCATCTGGGTGTGTCTGGCCCCCAACTAATGAACATGGAAGTACTACTGGTTATCAAAATATTTTAGGAATTGAAAAGCAAACTTGGTTAGATAACTCATATTCAACTCATGCGTCAGGCAATGTAAAGGAATTATGTAATGAATCTGGAGTATATTGGGTTTCAAATAGAAGTAATAATGCAAAATTAACAGCTTATCATTTTAAAATGAATATGAGTGATGGCGATACTGGTTCTCATGTAACACGAGCAGATGCTAATGACTGGGAGTTAAAAGATGCTATGACTGGTACAAAGACATTTACAATAAAATATGGCCATGATATATCTTCAGGTAGCGGATCAGATGCTTTTGTTAATTCTGGAGGAACTCAAGAAAGATTTCAAGCAAAACATTATTACGGGGAATATAATACTGAAAAAGAAGGCTTTATAAGTGCAGCTCCACCAGCTGGAACTTATATATCTGATATTATGGAAGTTCATAATTGGGAAAAATTTAAACCTTATACTAACAACGGAGTTCAAGCTCCAAATAACTCAACTAAAAATTGGGGATTTAATACTACTAAATTATATATACAGCTTTCTAAAAAAGATGGGACTGGGTTTGGATTTGAAGATGATTGGTTATTTTGTGTTGATTTAGGCGGTATGAATGATGGAAAAGGTCCTGGAAGAAACGACACTATATTATATGCAAAGCCAGTAACTCCCCCTGCTATGAAAATGGAATCTAAATCACCAGGTCGCTATGGAGATAAATTATATTATTGCAGAGAAATGGTTGATCCACATTCTTGGCATCATTTAGGATGGGTTGGTCACACTGGTAGTTATGGAGGTTATTCAACAAGTTTACATTGGAGGAATTGTGACGAACTTGGATACATGACTGGTGGCAAACATGTTTTAGAAACATCTTCTAATACACAAAACTTTATAAGAATGAGAGCAAGAACACACAGTCATTATCATATGGATCAACCTGGCGGTCTTCATATAGGTGTTATTGGTGGTAATGCGTCTCAAGCTACGTCTCCTAATGCAAGAGATGGCGCTTTTCCTAGTGCTTATATGAATATGAGAAATTCTGGATTTGTAGATGATATACAGGGAAATAAAGATATTAATTATAATCAAAATTATACTTCTCGCTCTAGTTTTGCAAGGAATGATTCATTTAGTCAAAATAATAAATATGGAAGTTTTCCTCCTAAATTTAGCGATGCAGCTGGACAGCAAATGCAACATATTAATGTTCATTCTCCAGATATGGAATGGGGGAGGCCATTTGGATGGTTAGACACGTATAGTATTAAACCTGCTAGAAAAGGATTAGTGTTCTTAAATAATCAAAATGAATTTTTAGCAGAAGAAATTGGAGTATTGTCTTATATACAAGGAAAATTAATAGCTGATAAAGTAGAGTTTAATAGATCTACTAGAAAAAGAAGAAAATGGAGACATCGTAAAAAGATGTCATATTTACAACAAAGAAGTACAATTACTCCAAGACAATTTAGAAACTGGTGCTTAGTTACAGCAAACCCTTGGAACCTTGGTGTAAATCAAAGATGCATACCGAAAGATAGTAGATATATTTGTAGGAGTAGAAATTACTATAGAAATTCTAGCTCTGTATATAATTCTTATACAGATACTTATAGTACTAGTTATTCATGGAGTGTAAGCAGTGGAGGAACAAATAGACTTAAAGCAAGTGATTCTAATATGTACGCATTTAGACAAGGAGCATATTCAGGTTTAGATTTTGATCCAGCAGACGCGTTTAATGCTGCTAATAATGCAAGCAAAGGTTCTATACAATATGCAAAGCTTAGGCATCAAATATATATGTTTAAAGAAGGGGTAACTCAAACAAGTATGGAGGGCTTTGAAAATGTAGCAAAGCTACCTCAAACAAGCATATCTATAAACTCTATGACATCTCATATACATAATAACAGTTCTCTTGATACTGATAATAAATTTGCAGTTAGCTACAAAGATGGAAATTCTAATCATAGCTATATAAGTTTATGGGATTTTATCCACGCAACAAAAACTAACGTTTCTGATAGTCCTGATTCTGCATCTCCTATATCTTTACCTGGGAGTGGTCTTTCTTTGAATTCTATGACACAGCAGCCTTTAGTTCTTGAAAACTTTGGTAATGCCTTAATAACACAGAGATTAAGGTCTAGTAAAAATAGAAATACTTTAAGTGATTATTCAAATTGGAATGATAATTATGCAGATGCTAATACTCCTGATGTTTATGATTTAACTCCTAGAAGTGGATCTTATCAAATAGGCAGAATAAATTTAATGAGTGGAAACAATAGTGATAATGTTGTTTCATGGTCTAAAAAAGGAGGTACAGCTGGTAACAATGGAGACACTGTAGATGGAAGCATAGTAACTTATGCAGGAAATAGTACTGAGACTGGAGATGTGTCTGAATTTAATGATTATACAACTATATATGAAGGTAGTATGTTAAAGTATGGAATTATGTTAAATCCTATAGAAGCTACAGTAGATTCAGGTGTAAGTGAAGCTGATGCAATAGCAGCTGGATATGAAACTGTAGATGAATGGCATAAAGCTCAAAATTTCCCAAGAAGAAACCAATATTATTATAAAATATCTTTAGTATATGATGGATTCCAAGAAAGTCCAATGAACAATTATTATTTTACAGTTAAAACTGGAGAAAAATCTTATGCAAATATGCTTATGGATATTAAATTAGCAGTTCCTCCATTAAGAGTAAGTGCTATCGCTATATATAGAAAGAATAACATAGAAGACTATTATAGATTTGTAAAAGAAGTTGCATTAGATGGAAACTGGGCTGAAAAAGACAATCAATATATTAGAATAGAAATTGACGATGGAATATTATCTGGTAGTTATGAATCTATAAACGGGGTACCTGAGACATTAAGAAATACTAATGTTAATTACAAATTATCATGTACTGGTGGGGGAGTGTTATTTGCTGGAAATTGTTGGCATCCAAAGATACAAAATGCTACCAATTATGTATTTAAATCTCAACCTGGTAGTTTCAGTATATTTGATTGGACTAGGGATTTTTTAACTTTACCTTCTGTACCAACGTCTATGGTGTGGTATAAAGGGAAATTATATGTATTTGATTTAAATAATACATATAGAATAAATGCAGAAATGATGGCTATAGAAGATACAGCGGAAGGTACAGGATGCATCAGTAATGATTCATATATTGTTACAGATACTGGGTTATTCTTCTGTGATTACTCTAATATGTACATGCACACAGGAGTCCAATCTCAGCCATTAGGTTCTAATATATT